TGGCGAAGTTGGTGATAAGAAACGATACAATGATACTCAAACGGCTGAATTTTGGAATGATATTCTTTCTACAGATTCGTTTAAAACTTTTGTGAGGAAGAAATATGAAATCACTTATGGCAGCATTATGGGAAATGATCCAGTTTTGGAAACCGAAGATGAAGAAGTTTGAAGAAGATAAAGATTTTAAATTTGTTGACTTTAAAAACTCTGATATCACTGGCATAGGTATTCTTGCTGGTGATTTCAAAGGCGTCCTTTACCACTATACTGGAGCAAGAGTCAAACATGATACAGGATTGCCAGTATTGGAATTCGGTTATACTATCGTTGATGCAGGTAAACACGACATAGACCTCTTGCAAAAAGATGAGGAATTTCATACAATGATAGGTGACATACTCACCGAGTTAATTATTAACAACCGATATAATGAAACGATTAGAACAAACAATCCTGAAGAACCTGATTTACAATGAGGACTTCACACGCAAAGTATTGCCTTTCATGCGAGCCGATTACTTTGGTGACAATACTGAAAAGGTTGTCTTCAAAGAAATCTTTGAGTTTGTAAACAAATACAAGAATCTTCCCACACACGAATCTTTGGTGATTAACTTCACCGAAAGTAAATCTCTAACTGAGGTTGAAGTCCGTGATTCTATTGAACTGCTCAATGAGATGCATGTTTCACGGGAAGAAAAAGTCGAAAGTAAATGGCTTGTTGAGCAGACTGAGAAGTTTTGCCAAGACAAGGCCATTTACAATGCCATTATGGAATCAGTATCAATACTTGATGACAAGAATGGTATCAAACCAAAAGGTGAGATTCCAAAACTGTTGAGTGATGCACTTGGTGTTTCATTTGACCAACATATCGGCCATGATTATATGTCCGATTATCAATCTCGATTTGACTTCTATCACAAGGTTGAATCCCGTGTTAAATTCGACCTTGATATCTTCAATAAGATTACTAAGGGTGGTCTGCCAACTAAGACACTAAACATTGCACTTGCTGGTACTGGTGTTGGTAAGTCCTTGTTCATGTGTCACGTTGCTGGTTCTTGTTTATCTCAAGGCCAGAATGTATTGTACATTACAATGGAAATGGCTGAAGAAAGAATTGCTGAACGTATCGATGCCAATTTGCTAAATATTGATTTGAATGAATTGCAAACAATGACTAAGGAAGATTATGAACGCAAGTTTAAAGTCTTACAGAACAAGGCACATGGCAAATTGATCATCAAAGAATATCCAACTGCTAGTGCTTCTTCTCTACACTTCAGAGCCTTGTTGAGTGAATTACACTTGAAGAAAAACTTTGTACCAGATATTATCTTCATTGATTATTTAAACATCTGTGCATCTGCTCGTATCAAGGCTGGTGGTTCTGTAAACTCTTACACATACATCAAATCTATTGCAGAAGAACTCCGTGGTTTGGCTGTTGAACACAATGTGCCAATTGTTTCTGCGACACAAACAACTCGTAGTGGTTTCAGTAACTCTGATGTTGGTTTAGAAGATACTTCTGAATCGTTTGGTCTGCCTGCAACTGCCGACTTTATGTTTGCTTTGATTACAACTGAAGAACTGCAACAACTAAACCAAATCATGGTGAAACAACTGAAGAATCGGTACTCTGATCCCAATAATAACAAACGATTTGTTGTTGGTGTTGACCGTGCCAAGATGCGATTGTATGATGCAGAAGATTCAGCACAAGCCGATATCACCGATTCTGGTCAAGTGAAGAATGATGCACCACTTAATACATTTGGTAATCGTGAAAAGAAATTCAATAAGAACTTTGGTGGTCTTAAAGTATGACGCTAACTAAAGAACAAGCGGCACATTGTGCTGATGTATTCTCAAACTACTTTGATAAGTTTGGTCGTATTGATGAATACATGCGTGAACAAAAACTAAACTCAATGGCAGAAAGACCATTTACTTTGCCTGGCATGGGACCAGAAGAAGATTTGTTCTCTGATTTTACCATGTCACCCGCTGATATGGAATTTGAAATCATGGAGTTGCCACAAGATAGATGGGACATTTATCTCAATATGATTTCTAGTCACTCAAACATGACCAGTATTCCTGGCCGTTGTTTGAGACTGGCTGTATTTGAGAAGAAGTCACAGAAGTGGGTTGGTTTTATTCGTCTTGGTTCTCCTGTTATCAATTGTAAACCTCGTAATGAAATGCTTGGTCAAGTATTCACACAACATGAAGGTGGTGCTCAATTGTTTAATCAATGTGCCGCCATGGGTTTTGTGATTGTACCTGCACAACCATTTGGTTTTAATTATCTTGGCGGTAAATTACTTGCAGCCATCTGTACAACACATGAAGTGCGTAGAATGTTGGATGAAAAGTATAAGATGACCACCTGTTTGTTTGAGACAACCAGTTTGTATGGTTCTTCAAAGGCAGTATCACAATATGATGGTATGAAACCTCTGATTCGTTTCAAAGGTTTAACTGATAGTGATTTCTTACCAATGTTGCATGGTAAAACCTATAGTGACCTCAAAGAATACATTGAGAATATCACTGGTGAACCACTGGCACCAGAAGGTGCTTCGTCACGCAAGTTGAAGATTTCTAATGCAATGGTGTCTATGATTAAGATTGGCCTCAAAGGCACACCAGAGGCTACTAAGTTTGCACAGACGATTGAGAATGCCAAGAACTTAAACGAACAGAAACGATACTTCATTTCAGACTATGGTTTTAAGAACATGGTTGATTTTGTAAATGGTAAGACTGATAAGTTGATTCCAGGTGAAAACTATGAGAAACATAATCTGGCCAACATTACAGAGTGGTGGCGTAAGAAGGCTATCAATCGTTTTGATACGTTAAAGACTGATAATCGTATCAGAACCGAACAAGAAGTTTGGACTGGTGATAAAGTGCTTGACATAATTCGATAATTGTGGTAGGATAAATACTCCAAAAAGGAGTATTGATGACACCGGCAGATTTAAAAAAAGAAGCAGGCAAAGGCCCATATAAAGGAATTGCACGTTCTCAAATCATTAAATTGAAAATTGCTGACAAGAAAGAATTCACCTTAAACAATGGTGCAAAAATAAAAGGCACCAATTGGGATGAAAAAACTTATACTCTGTTTGTTGGTACTCGTAAAATTTCTCTGAAGGAAATTAAAAAAGATCCTGATTTTGGTGGTGGTGGTTCTGGTGCAGGTGCTGATGTTACAGCTATTGTTGAATGTGGCCAAGCATTAGTTTGCTCTCTAATTTATAATGTAATAAAAAAAGAAATTAAGTGGGAAGACTTAACATATGAAGGTTTGCAAAAAGCAATGGAATATTGTTATTTAACAGAAACATTTGATACAATTATAGAACGCTCACCTCCAGAATGGGTTCAGTCATATGTAAAGTCAGCAAATATTTTGTACAGAAATTATAAAATGTCTGGAACACCTGTCTATTTTCATAGAGGTTCTAAATTTATGAATGAAGTATATTTTGGAAAAAAGATTGTATTTGATGCCGATAAAAAATCAGATAACCCACAAGCACCAGGTTCTTTTTCTGATGATAAATGGAATCCAGGAGATATTTGGATGACAACTTTAAAAACAGTGCCAAACATTAGTACTGACTCTTGGGCTTCATTAAATAAAGACATTTATGATTTGGCTCAAGCCAAAAAATTAGTTGGTGTGTCGTTAAAAAAGGTTGGTGGATCAGCGCATATTGAAGAATACAATGCACTATCAAATAAACAAACAAAAGAATATCGATATGCTAGTTTTAGAGTAACATCTGCTTCAGAACGTGGCCCATTACCTCCATTCTTTAATTCTATTGACTTATACATGAGTATTGGTGATAGAGAAGTTCAATTTCGTGCCACATCCGGTGAAGCAAGTTGGCAAGGAGAAATTAAAGGTGCAACAGCTGCAGGTGGTAAAATTGGTGGTGGTAATGTTAACTTCTATTTAAAAAAATATGTTGGTGAAGGTTTATTTAATAAGAGTGAAGATGAAGTTTTAAAATTCGTTAAGACAAAAGATTTCTTCAAAGAATTTTATGCACTATACAAAAAACATTTCGATGGTAAAATATTACCATATGAAGAATTTGTCATGAATGCTAACGCAAAACAAAAAGATTCAAAAGGGTATTTGTTTTCCAAATATATGAACATGAAATTTATTGATATATTTCTAAGTGCAAATACAGCTACTCGTAATAAGATTGCTACCGATTTTGTAAGATATGCAGCTTCCAACACAGACCAAAGTTCTTTTTTCGTAAAAATATCCTAATATGAATTTCACACAATTTTTAACCGAAGCAAAAGAAGGTAAGAACCTTCACCTAGAACACATTGAAGATGAAGTTTTAAATCGTGGTGTTGTTGGTGCTCGTGAAGCAATTAATTTCCTACAATCTCTCCGTGATATGTTGGCTGGTCATGCACAATCAAGGGTGAATGTCACAACAAAATGGGATGGTGCACCTGCTGTCTTTTGTGGTATCAACCCTGAGAATGGTAAGTTCTTTGTTGGTACTAAAGGTGTATTCAATGCCAATCCAAAGTTAAACTATACTGATGAAGATATTGATGCAAATCATACTTCAGAAGGCTTAAACTCTAAACTCAAAGTCGCATTACGATATCTGCCTAAGTTAGGCATTAAAGGTGTACTGCAAGGTGACATGATGTTTGCTAAAGGTGATATTGACAAAAAAGTTATTGATGGCCAATCTTACATCACCTTTCAACCAAATACAATTGTTTATGCTGTTCCTTCTGATGCTAAGTTGGCTCGTATGATGCTTGATGCTCAAATGGGTATTGTGTTTCATACATCATATACAGGCAAGACAATGGCTGATATGAAAGCCTCATTCAACATTGATATTGGTCACCTGACTACAACTAAAGATGTTTGGTTCCGTGATGCATCATTTACAGACGCTTCAGGTACTGCCACATTTACCGCAGAAGAAACTGCGGCTATAACAAGTATTCTATCTCAAGCAGGCAGAACATTCCAGTCAATCAATCCACTAAATCTAAATCGTATTTCTAATAGTGAAATCATTATGACTTACATTAAGACTTTTAATAATACGAAAGTCCGTGCAGGTCAGGCGATTAGAGACACAAGAGCCCACACATTTGAACTGACAAGATGGGTTGAAGCAAAGCTAAATAAAGATATTATTGATGCGAAGAAAGACGAAACTAAAAAGAAACGTGTTAAAGAGAAGACAGAGATTATGCGTTTCTTCAATAATGCAGCCAAAGATTTAAAGGCTATATTTGACTTGATGAATTTCTTGGTTAATGCTAAAAATATGATTGTTAAGAAGTTACAACAAATGAAACAAGTTACTGGTACATTCTTGCGTACAGACGATGGTTTCAAAATTACTAATCCCGAAGGTTTCGTGGCAGTTGATAGACTAAAAGGCAATGCAGTTAAATTGATTGACCGATTAGAGTTCGCACACGCTAACTTCAATGCAACCAAAAATTGGAGCAATTAATGGCTGAACATAAGTTTAATATCAATGAGATTATGGCCGAGTATGGTGACAATGATTTTGGTTTTACCGCAATAGATGAAGAAGAATATAATGCCGTTATTGCTGAAAAAGAAGAAACAGTTGATGAATACAAAGCTAGACTGAAAGAAGTTGAAAAGATTATTCTTCCATTCCTTACCAAGTTGTTGAAGACTGCCGACCAACCGATTATCAAATGGCCTAATCGGGCACCACAGTTGGAGACACAAATTCAAAAGATATTGAATTTGACCAGAGGTTGATATGCGATTTAAAGAATACGAAGAATTGTTAGAAGCATCATATGCCGGCAACATTGGCATCATGGAACTAATCAAGTTCAAACAAAAGGCAAACGACAAACAGAAAAAAGAGTTTGATGACCATGTAAAGAACAAACGTCACGAACAGGCTTGGAAAGTCGTCCAACATGTTACTGGTGTGAAACTACATAAGAGTGTGCATGAAGAAACAAAACCTGATATTCTGCCGAAATCTGGTGCAGGTGCATGGGGAACAAATGAACTGGCAAATACCTATAAGAAAGGCACGCCAGGCCAAAACATTGCCAAATTTAAAGACTACAAACGAACTAAGTAAACCAACTGGAGTATATTATGAAAGACTTGATTATAGGTGCAAGTACCAATTACGATTGGGACAAATTAAAATATTGGATTAATTCCATTAACCAATCAGGATTTGAAGGTGATAAAGTCCTCATTCTGATGAACTGTGATGCAGCCACAGTTAAGAAAGTAAACGAATCAGGATTCAAAGTTATTGGTTTTAATCAAGACCAAAAGGGAAACTTGAATTATGAATCACAAACGCCGATTCACGTTGAACGATTCGGCCACATCTACGAATATCTCCGTAAAAACGAATATCGTTATGTCGTTACCACAGACGTAAAAGATGTAATCTTCCAACAAAACCCGATTGACTGGTTAGAAGCAAATCTAACCTCTGAAAATTTGGTCTTCTCATCTGAAAGTATTTTATACAAAGATGAACCATGGGGTGACCAAAATCTATTAGAAACCTACGGCCCATACGTACACGAAAACTTTAAAAACAATGAGATATTTAATGTGGGCGTTCTTGCTGGTACTGGTTCTGCGATGCGTGATTTGGCTATCAACATCTTCACATCAGCAACAAACCGGCCGATACCTATATGCGATCAATCTACGTTCAACT